GGCATCTCCATCCTCATCATAGATGTCTTCATATCTTTCTGTTGGATCTGAGAATCTTTTACTGCTGCCTCCATAGATAACTTCATACTCGCCTTTTTTTCTTATCATGTTTTATCTCCTTTCAGTAATCAGGAAATAGGGCGGCCCCACTTCCAAATTGAACCGAAGAGACAAAAAGCTTTTTATCCTCTCCTTTCATAAAACACCTTGTAAAATGCACGTAGGGCATGTACCATCTTTATGCAGTTCTCAAATATAAATCGCCATTGCTGTTCACGTAGTACTCTGCTTTTGCTTCCGAAGCGTGCAGAACAGAACGAATCGATTTGAGCATCTCAGATTCTGTACCTCTGCTAAATGAATCCACCACCAGATTAACTTTCTTTTCAAGAGCCGGCTTATCAACCTTTTTCAGAGGACCCTCTTTAAAGCTCTGAATATGTGTGCTCAATTTACTGAAACTGCTTAACATGCGCTTCTCGCATTTACCGATGTAGGTAACGGATTCTTCCTCAACATTTGAAATATAATTGGTATCGTAATTCTGTGAATAATAAATTTCTAACAGACTGCTCATAGAATAAAGCTGTATAGAGAGTTCCAGGCAGTCCTTAATCTGAAATATCTTGTCAGTCCAAGCTACAATATCGGAACCGCTTTTAGTATTGACAGTGGAATCCAGATCCGACATATAAAACTCGATATCTTTCATTGCAACTTTCTTTGCTTCCTGTAAACTGACAAGGGTGGCAAACCGCTGCTGCTCATGCTCCATAATCGAACTGTAATTTTGGTAGGCAGATTTCACAAAGCTGACTTCAGATATAAGTTCCGCTTTCTTATCACCGTAAAGGAACTCCAGAATTTTGTCAATGTTCTGGTTCATCGTTTTAAGTTCGCTGTTAATCTGTGCGAGGAAGTACTGGCCGGAAACTATTGACATGGCATTGAACGCTCCAAGAACGGCTGCCTGTGCTTCAACAGAATATAAAGAAGCAGTTCCCGCAATCCGCCCATTCTCGCCCTTGACCATAGTACTGAATCCGCCTTGCTTTAGGGGAGTCAATGCATTTGGTATTCCGGCAGGAAATCGAACCATATACATATCACTTAAAGCATTAGCCGCCACGACTGCAGGAAGCTGTTGCATTAGTCCTCCCATCTGGATTTTTTGCGATGATGTAAGCTCCAGTTTTTTAATACCGGGCTTATTCTCAATATCTGTCATTTTATCACAAGGTATAATCTCAAAGTTTCCGCTTACGGCAACATTATTGTCCATCTTGCTACCTCCAGGTATAATCACAACAATATCGGCGCAAAATAAAAAGTGCGCCCCCGACAAGAAGACGCACTGAAAAAGTGAATCTCCCCATTGTTGCGACACAATCCCTTCCTAATTACGGCATGAGTAAAGAGAGAATACACCTTTTACCAAGATGAAATTCTCCGCAATTAGGTTAAAATATAGAATTGTGTCGCAGTTCGAGTATACCACATACACGGCAAAAAAGAAATATCATTCTCAAAATTCTGCTCATGCTGTTACAAACCTAGCTCGTCTTTCAACCTCATTATATACCATACGCAGCCCATCCGGAAAATATACCAGAATTGACATATAACCATGCGGACAATATCCGACGGCTTCTTTCTTCAAATTCGGATAGATTGACTGAAAGCTTTCATAAATCTCGGACCATGCGTTCTTCTTTTTCATAAAGCCTCCTTTCTCTCGCTCTGCCCACTTTCCCACCTTTTTTCACAACCTTTATATATATTTAAACTTTTTATCACAATTAGTTAAGAAAAAGGGTGGGCAAATGGGCTTTGAGCCCGCAAACCCGCATAAATACTGGGTTTTTAGTGACCAAATCGGGTTTTCAAAAGTGGGCAGAAAGTGGGCAAATGGGCAGAAAATTGACCATTTTTACCCAAATTCCACCAAATTTCGTCCGTACCATTCTCCCAACTCTCCAAAACTGCTCCCAAAAGTGGGCAGCTAAAAATAAAAGTGGGCACGGAAATTTCAATAAGACCGCCTCATATATGGTAAATTTCTCCTTGCTGTCGGTATGTAATGATAGAATACGGACGGTTTTTCTTTCCGATGATACCGTCTTTTTTTCTTAACTGCACCCTTCTTGGGAAGCTCCAGAGAAACTTCTTTCTGACCAAAAACGTCATGAAATACTTTCCGAATAGCCGTACCGAGTTTAATCGCTTTCTCCTTCAGCTGCTCCCAGACATGCATCATATGCTCAATAGCTTCTTCGATTGTCATAGTGTTCACCTCCAAACCTTTCCAGTCTGCATATCTTTCAGGACAATCCGCTCCTCCAGATGAAATCCGGAAAGCTCGCAAATCGTGAAAATAGTATTCAGCAACTTGTGAAATCTCTCGTCATCTGCATCGGCGCTTGTAATTGCTTTGTACGCCGTTGGATCAGAATATCCAGAAGCGTTCTTCCGTAAATCATTGTTAGCCAT